TACCATAAATATGGAATAATAACCAAAAAGAAAAATGTCATTATTAAAGATAAAACCATTTATTATAGATGATACAACAGCAAGTGATGCTTTTGTACAAGCTAACGCTGCGTTTGGTACGGCTAACTCAGCTGCCTTATATGCTAACGCTGCATTCACTGCGGCTAATAATGCTTCCGATTCATGGGTTCGTAATCAAGCCAACTTGGCATTTGGTACTGCAAACTCCGGTTCATCTTACGCCAACTCAGCTTTCACGGCAGCTAACACAGCAGATGGTAAGTCAGTCACGGCTGGTTCATATGCTAACTCAGCATTTGCTACGGCTAACTCAGCTGCCTTATATGCTAACGCTGCCTTCTTGGCAGCAAACAATGCTCTAGATTCGTGGGTCAGAGGTCAAGCTAATGCTGCATTTGATACAGCCAATTCTGCTGCGTCATATGCTAACGCTGCGTTTACAGCAGCTAACTCAAAATTTAATTCATCTGGTGGTACAATCTCAGGTGATACAGTTGTTACAGGTAACTTAACAGTAACAGGTACAAGATTTTACGCCAATACAATCAATTCAACTGTTCAAGATAACATCATTACATTAAATTCTAATGTAACAGGTGTACCAACACAAGATGCTGGTATAGAAATCAACCGTGGCAGTTCAACAAACACATCCATTGTATGGAAAGAATCGGTAAACTCGTGGCAGTTCACTAATGATGGCACAAACTATAGTAACATAGCAGCTTCATCAGCGGAGTCATATGCGAACTCAGCATTTACAGCAGCCAATACGGCTGATGGTAAAGCAACAAGTGCTGGTAGTTATGCCAACTCTGCTTTTGGTACGGCTAACTCAGCTGCTCTGTATGCTAATGCGGCTTTTACTGCCGCTAATAATGCTTCCGATTCATGGGTTCGTAATCAAGCGAATGGTGCCTTCATACAAGCTAATGCGGCCTTTGCAGCAGCCAATAATGCTAATAGTGCCGGTAATGAACTTTATTATAATACATTTACTGGTGATGGTACAACAACAGGATTTACATTAACGGCTTCTCCATTAGATGTCAGTTACACACTCGTTAACATTGATGGTGTATTTCAATTAAAATCTGCTTATACGATTTCTGGAAATACTATTTCATTTACTGGTGCACCAACCAACAGTTCAATAATAGATGTAACGTCTTTTGCAAACATAGCACTAAATACAACAATTGATACGGCCGCTAGACAAACAGGTAATTCGGCATTACTAGCAGCCAGTACACCACAAGCGATTGCTAACTCAGCAGCATTGTATGCTAACGGGGCCTTCTTACAAGCCAATGCGGCATTCACGGCAGCCAACAATGCTTTAGATTCTTGGGTTCGTAATCAAGCCAATGCTGCTTTCATTCAAGCCAATGCCGGATTCACACAATCAAATACATATGTTTGGCCAGCAGCTAACGCAGCATTTATACAAGCTAATGCGGCCTTTACTGCAGCCAACAATGCTTTAGATTCTTGGGTAAGAAACCAAGCCAATGCTGCTTTCATTCAAGCCAATGCCGTATTCACACAATCAAATACATATGTTTGGCCAGCAGCTAACTCAGCAGGCTCATATGCTAATGCAGCATTTACAAAAGCAAATAGTGCGGTAACATTGGGTAAATCTATAGCAATGGCGATAATATTCGGAGGATAAAATGGCAGCACCAAATATGGTAAACATAACATCAGTAACAGGAAGAACGGCAGTGGCCGCCTTGACTACAGTAACAAGTAATGTTATTACAAATAGTTCGGCTAGTGGTACAGTAGATAAACTTAATAATGTAATTTTAACTAATTATACTAGTACAAGTGTTTCTGCAAATGTAATAATCAATCGTAGTTCAACTGTTTATTATCTAGGTGGTAGTGTCGTTATACCTGGAAATTCAACGTTGGTGCTATTAGGCAAAGATACAAGTGTATACTTAGAAGAGGGTGATGTATTACAAGCACAAGCATCGGCAAATTCTTCTGTCAATTTTACTGCAAGCTACGAATTGATGAGTTAAAATGAGAACAAGAAGTAATTACGGCGTACTTGGTACAACACAAACTATTGGTACAAGTAGCACTGGTGGTGTTTATTCGGCCGATGACCAAAGAATTGCTAAATCAGCTAATACTTGGCCAATAATACTTTCATATGTAAATTATGCAACACCAGGTACATATACATTCACAGTGCCTTCTGGAGTAACTACAATTTCTGCAATGGCAGTCGGTGGTGGTGGCGCAGGTGATGACGGTAATACTGGTGACGGCGGCGGCGGCGGTGGATCAGGTGCATCAGCCGGTTATTTTAGTAACCTCACAGTAACTTCCGGATCAACTCTTAGTATAGTTGTTGGAGCAGGCGGATTAGCAACTAGTATAAAAAATACTACTGCACCCAATGGTAATTTAAGTTCAATCACATATAGTACATTTTCTTTAACTGCTTATGCTGGTCTAGGTGGACCAACTTATGGCTATGGCTCTGCTGCGGCACCTAGCGCACCATTGTTTTCAAATACTCCAGTAGGAGTAACTACTGGCGGTTATGCAGGTGGTACTGGAGGCGCCGCATATGACGGTGGCGGTGGTGGTGGCGGCGCAGGTGGATTAGCTGGTGCTGGTGGAACTGGCGGTCATTCTACGTCTGGTGGTGCAACTAATGGAGTAGGTGGTAGCGGTGGTGGTGGTGGCACTAATCTCGGCGGTGGTACTGCTAGTACTAATAATGGCTTTACTTCTGGCGCTGGCGGCGCTGGCCAGAGCAATGTAACTGGTGGTGGTGGTGGTGGGTGCGTTACATATAGTAGCGCAGTTGTCTCCACTAACGGTGCAGCCGGAAATGGTTTGTCCTCTGCCGGTTCAAAAGGTGGCGATGGTGGATTTCCTGGCGGTGGAGGTGGCGGGTCATGGGATAATGGTGTTGGTTTAGCCAGTGCCGGCGGCAATGGATTTGTTCGTTTAGTGTGGGGTACAAATAGTAGTGGAGCTAGAATATTCCCAACAAATGCAGGCGATGTTTAAGGATAAACAATGATAACAAAAGTAACAAATGGCATTAACTAAAATACTTCCATCAGGTTTAGATTCTACACAGAACTATACCGTAAATACAATTACAGCCAACACGGTAGTGTCTAATGGTGTAAACTTATTTACATTTGCTAATGCGGCATTCACGGCAGCCAATAATGCTTCTGATTCTTGGGTAAGAAACCAAGCCAATGCTGCTTTCATTCAAGCCAATGCCGGATTCACACAATCAAATACATATGTTTGGCCAGCAGCTAACGCAGCATTTATACAAGCTAATGCGGCCTTTACTGCAGCAAACAATGCATCAGATTCTTGGGTAAGAAACCAAGCCAATGCTGCTTTCATACAAGCTAATGCGGCCTTTACTGCAGCAAATTCTGCTGGCGGTGGTTTAAGTACACCCACAGTTACTGGTGTAACACAAGCTAATGAAGTAACAACACAAACATTTACAATCACAAATTATAATCAAGCTTACGCATACATAATTAGTACAACTGATGGTTCAGTATCTCAAACAGCAAATACCGTATATTGGACGATGCCGGCTGTTACTACAAACACAACACATTATATGACAACACAAAGTGTTTATACAGGTGTAACTTCTTTAGTTGGTACAAATACCGTTTTAGTTGTTAATCTAAATATAACAGACACAGCTATTGTTGTGACAGATTTCTCCACCTCTTATGCAAATACGGTTTATGGATGGGTAGTACCATGAAAGCAAAAGCAAACGCCATTTTTATCAGCAGCATCTACAACCAAGATGTAGCTGATACCAATTGGAACGAATATCAAACAATTATTACTGCAAATAGTGTAAATGAATTAACCATAAGAACAAGCGATACAACAGCAAATGTTTTATCTGTAACAAGTAATTATTCTGGTTTAGTTACGGGTTCAAAGATTTATGTTAGTAACAATGGTACCACTTTGATTGGTGCAAATATTGGTGTTATAACTTCAGGAACAGTTAAATCAAATACTTCAACTAAGTTAATAGATTCGACAAGAAGTGCATCTTCAGGTAATACAATTTATAATACTGCTGGATCTACATATGCATCTTCTCATTTCATGAGACCTGATGGAAAATTTTTGTGGATTTGTGGTGGTGATGGTGTCATAAGAGAATATAGATTAAATGTTCCTAACAATCTTGCTTCAGGTGCAGCAACTGGTAAAACAATTGGTGCATACAACTCAAATGTATTGGCTTCAGCTTTCTGTTTTAGTTATGACGGAAAATATCTTTTTAGATATGTTAATCAGCTGAACGCTGCTGCTGCTACAGGTGAATCTATAGTTAGATTTACTTTAATTACACCATGGGATATTTCAACATTAGGTACCAATGTTCAATCTAGAATAATGAAGAGCGGTAGTGGCGGCAATGGTTATAACTACGCTAAATCCATGAGAATTTCGAGAGACGGTACAACAATATTGGTATGGTCTTATGAGGGAACTACCGCTGGTTGCAAGAACGTACTAGCTGTACCATTTGATGTAACAAGCTACGTAGCAGCTTCGAGTTATAACTACACTCCTACCGGTATTTCTGGTCCTGCGACTTACGATGTTTCAGAAGATGGAAAAACTTGGTATGCTTGGACATATATTTCAACCTATGTAGTCAATCTGTATCAAGGATCTTTTTCGCCGGCTTGGGAACTCAACACATTATCGGTTGCTAAAACAATTCCTTTAAGTTTCTCAAGCGGAGCACAGGGCACATCATCAGCTAGCTACGGACCAGTAGGTATTATGAGTGCAGACGGAAAAACAACTGGTGTGATTCTACCAATAGGGACACCCAGTTCAGTTGGAATCGTAACATTTAACTTAGACACTCAAGGTGGAGACGCAGCAAAGAGTTACAATATTGATGTTACTAGTTTTGGTATGGCCGCTTCTGCAAACAGAGCATTTTTATCGGAACCAAGTGTTTATGTTGCTGCAACCAGAAGTGCAAATACCGCAAGAACTTGGTCATATCAAATAGAATTAGATACAGATACAGCAGCAAACACCACAACAGCAGTTGTAGGTATAGATGGAACAGGTGTGTTGGCTGCCAATGACACTGTTTTATTAAATGGAACAACTTCAGTAACATTAAGTTCTGTTGTAGAAACAGCAAATGGTTTATCATGGAAAGATCCTGCTGGATCAACCGATTATATTAAATATTTTTCAAAAAATTACCAAACATTAAATTCTACCTCTGTTACAGATTATTCAAATGCGGCAAACATGGCCATGAGATTTTCAAACAATGGTAGTTATTTTTATATTATTGGAAATTCTACTGCTGTTTATGGATCAGGTGTTTATCAGTATGTGATGACAACACCATGGGATGTTAGTACATCAAAATTTTTAAATTTTTGTCCAATAGGAATGTATACTGCTGGAAGTACTGCTAGTGGGTATTATAATGCTAGTTACACTTTTATTCATGGATTTGATATTGATCCTAATGGTAATAGATTTTTTATTTTTTGGGGCGCAACAACCGCATCAACGCAGGCATATCAATATAATTTATCAAAACCACACGATTTAAATTCTATAACATCAGTTAATGGCCCCTATACTTTTACTCCACCAAGTGTTGCAGCGTCGGTTCAGGCTATCGCCGTGGCCAGATTCAATAGAACAGGTACACAAATTTTAGTATTGGAAACATATGACACAAACGGAGCGTACTATAGTTCAGTTTTAACATTAGGTACTCCATGGGATATTTCATCGGTAACAAATTGGAATCCATCATCAACGGTTCAAACTAACATTGGGGCTAAGGCGCCATGGATAGATGGTTGTTTTACACCAAACGGCGATAATTTTTTAAAATTAGGCCAAGGTTCAACTTACACAAATTCATATTTAACTATGCAACCGGCCACATCAGCAAACAACTCTTGGATTAGTTTTGTTTTCAACACACATTCCACGTCTGTGACCAACGTTGCTAGTTATCCTGCCGGTACTATTACTGCTGCATCAACTCAATCTAGAAGTTTGGATATATCTCCAGATGGAACAAATTTGTATATTTTACTGGCTAGTGGTGCAATATATCAATTTAGTACAAGATTAAAACCATTAACTAAATATGTTATAACATATCCAGCTCAAGCATCTGCACCAACAAGTGTTTATTTGCCTGATCCTAGTGTAAAACAAACATTTACTCCATCACTAGATAATGCAAATAGTACATTAAATTTTACTAGTTCATTTGTTTCTGCCAATTCTCGTGCGATACAGTTTAAAATTACTGATGCACCGATAGATACCGAAATAACTCAAGTAAGAATTAACCTAAACAAGTCACAATAATGTTAACAAGTAAAACTGTTCAAATCCAACCTCAGATGTTTAAGAAAGTTTTTACTTTCTATGATGATATTATTCAAGGTTATAAAGCTGAAAAAACCGAAATAATAAACAATTCTACCGTAGAATTTAATGGTTGGTTATTTGATTCCGATGAAAAGAGTATAGGTAGAATGTCTAGGTATCTACAAATATCTTCTATTGGAATGTTACAAGACCAATCGAATGGTATGACAACAAGTAATGCGTGGCAAAAACATTTTATTGATAACAAAATTCAATGGAAATTAAATGATAATACCATACAAGAAATTAATATTGAACAATTATTTGAAGTTTACACTACATGTGTTCACAATATGTCTAACAACTGGTTAAAATAATAAGTAACAAAGCAGATGAATAAGAGAAAAAATACATCACTAAATACCTAATTAAAGGAGATTTAGTAATGTCCATAGTACGAACAAGAGCACAATTCAAAGATTATTGTTTACGCAAACTAGGTTTTCCAGTCATTGACATTAACGTAGACGATGACCAAGTGGAAGACAGAATTGATGATGCTCTACAATATTGGCATGATTACCATTTTGATGGTTTACAAAAAGTATATTACATCAAAAAAACAACTCAAACAGATATTAATAATAAATATCTAGATTTAACCGAAGCCAAAGATGCATCTAATAATGCATTGGAAATTGTCGGTGTTACCCGTATTTTTCCAATATCAGATTCATTGTCTCAAGTTAATATGTTTGACTTGAGATACCAGTTACGTTTAAACGAATTGTATGACTTCACCTCGGCGTCCTACATCAATTATACTTTGACACAACAACATCTACGTTCTCTTGAATTGATGTTCACCGGTGAAGTTCCTATTCGTTTCCAAAGGCATATGCAGAAGCTGTTCATTGATTGGTCTTGGGGTGCATCTGAAGCTCCATTGGGTACCACAGTTATTGCGGAATGTTATGCCGTAATAAACGCTGATGTATATGGCAGAGTATGGGAAGACCGTTGGTTAAAAGAATATTCATCCAACCTTATCAAAATACAATGGGGCGCCAACCTTAAAAAGTTTGGTGGCATCCAATTACCTGGTGGAGTGGTATTAAATGGTGATAAAATATTTGATGAGGGTATGAGTGAGAAAACAAGATTAGAAACCGAGATGATTGCCAATTATGGTGGTCCTTTGGAATGGTACATGAATTAATATGGCTACATCGCAGTATTTTAATAACTATAATGCTCTCAGTGAACAGAGAGTAGTAGAAGATTTAATTGTCGAATCCATTAAGATTATGGGTTTTGATGGAATGTATCTTCCAAATGACAACGACCAAGCCAGAGATTTGTTGTACGGAGAAGATCCAGTTAAGAAATTTAACACGGCATTTCCTGTTGAATTTTATTTATCTAATGTATTAGAATATGGTGGCGAAAGAGAATTCTTTTCTAAATTTGGCCTTGAAATTAAAAACAATGTTAGTGTTATTCTTTCAAAACGATCTTTCTCACAAAGAGTTCCTCAAAACACATTTACACGACCACGGGAAGGTGATTTGGTGTATGTTCCATTCCTTAATGGTACAGGTGAACTATTTGAAATTAAGTTTGTTAATCAAACTAAAGACTTCTTTTCATTAGGTCGTAAGATTCCATTTTTCTATGAATTGGAAATGGAGAAATTCAAATATTCACAAGAAGTTATTGATACTGGTGTACCAGATATTGATATTGTGGTTGACAATTCAGCATACACAATTGATTTGCGTATGAGAGCCAATAGTGGTTCAGGAATATATCTGAGTAAAGAACTTGTGTTCCGTTCTCCAGATAATACACAAGCAAATGCAACTGTTGTTGGTACGGTTTCTAATTGGGATACAACAAATAGAATACTATCGGTAACCAATATTGCAGGTGAGTTTGCAAATAATTCATTGGTCATTGGTGCAACAAGTAATGCACAATATACAATAACATCATTTGATCCGTTGTCTGTTGAATTGAATAATGAAAAATATGACAACCTATACATTCAACAGCAAGCAAATTCTATTACTGATTTTAGTGAAACAAATCCTTTTGGTAACATTTAATGGCAAACATATTCTATAATCGTATCATTCGAAAATTGGTTGTTGGTTTTGGCAACTTGTTTAATGAAATAACAATGGTCAGATACAATTCAAACTTGACTGAAGCTGAACGGTTTATTGTACCAATTGCATATGCAGCCAAAGAACATTATGTGTTAAGATTGGAAGAAGATTTTAATTTGGACAAAAAAGTTCAAATAACTTTACCAAGATTGTCATTTGAGATGACTGGTTTGCAATATGATGCAAGCAGAAAACAAAATACAAACATAAGAAATTATGCAGCATCAACTGGTAATACGGTTGTTGGTCAATACAATCCTGTACCATACAATTTCGATTTCAATTTATATCTGTATGTTCGTAACATTGAGGATGGTACACAAGTTATAGAACACATTCTACCATACTTTACTCCAGACTATACAATCAAATTGAATTTGGTTCCAGAAATGGGAATGGTCAAAGAAATACCTATCATCTTAAATAATGTAACACAAGATGTTCAGTATGAAGGTAACAGAAGTTCAGATCCACGTTTGGTTATTTGGACATTAAACTTTACTGTCAAAGGTTTTATCTTTGGTCCAGTTTCAAGTGCTAGTTTAATCAAAACATCAATTACAAATATTCTAAATGATATAACAGCAGAAGACGTAGTTATATTTAACATGGGTAACACTGGTATCGGAACATATCAAATTGGTGAAGGTGTATATCAGGGTTATTCTGCTGGCACAGCAACAGCAACAGCTAGAGTTTTAAGTTGGAGTAATTCAAAACTACATCTAACATCAATCAATGGTAATTTTGTATCATCACAACCCATTTATGGTATGGTAACAAATGCAAATTATAATTTTACATCATATCAAGTTGCACCTTCCGTTTTATCACAAATAGTTGTTGTACCAAATCCAACAACAGCAAACGCCAATAGTTTATATACATACACAAGAACCATAACAGAAAATCCTTAAAGAGTCCATAGATGCGTATATCAGGTGTTAGTGTTTCAGGAATAATGATTAAAGATAAAGCTCTTCCTTTCGATTTAGCTTCTCTAACTGTTTCTAATGGATATTCAATTAATCCAGATTTGGATCCTGCAATAACAGCTTATAGTTTTAATATTGCTGTTGGTATAACATCTTTAACCTTTACTCCTACAGCAGTTGATTCTTTATCAACAATTCGAATTAATGGAGTAACAATATCATCAGGTAGTACTTCTAGTCCTATTAACATGTATGTGGGAACCAATATTGTTACCATATTAGTAATTGACAGAGATAGTTACTTTTCAAAAACATATACAATAACAATAACTAGACTTTCAAGTAATGCCAATTTGACAGCATTGACTACTTCTGGTAGTGCATTATCTCCTACTTTTGCAAGTAACACAACATCTTATACAACTTCTGTAACAAATGCAACAACGACAATAACTGTTACACCTACAGCTGCTTCTGGTAATATTGCACCTTCTTCAATAGAAGTTAATGGTAGTACAGTATCATCAGGTAACCCTAGTGATCCAATTTCCGTATCTTTGGGTGATAATAGTATTGATATAACAGTTACTGCTCAAAATGGTACAAATAAAATTTATAATTTAATAGCACGTAGATTAACTGGTATTGCCAATCTATCAGCATTAACAATTTCTAATGGCACACTAACTCCTGCTTTTGTAAACACCACAACATCTTATACAACTTCTGTAACAAATGCAACAACGACAATAACTGTTACACCTACAGCTGCTTCTGGTGGATCAATACAAGTTAATGGTGTCGCAGTTACATCTGGTTCTGCTTCTGGTTCAATTTCTTTAAGTGTTGGTGATAATACAGTTACTATAATAGTAACAGCTGATGACAGTTCAACTACCAAAACTTATACAATTACTGTACACAGATTAACAAATGTTAATACTTTATCGGCATTAACAGTTTCTAGTGGTGCTATATCTCCTACTTTTTCTAGTTCTACAACATCATATACAGCTACCGCAGTAAGTAATGTTACCACATCAGTAAATATTACACCAACAAAAACAAATTCATATTCAACTATTACTATTAATGGTAGTGCAGCAACATCTGGTTCTGCGTTTACGGTAAATTTATCGTATGGCAGCAATACAATTAGTGTTGTAGTAACCGCAGAAGATGGTACAACAAAAACATATACAATAACAATTACAAGAACATTATCTACAGATGCATCAATTTCAACAATGGTTTTTTTGTGGACTGGTGCTGGTGTTACAAAAACACCGACACCAGCTTTTGCTAGTGGAACTACTTCATATGCATTAACATCCGAAATTTGGAACAATGGTGGTGGTGCAACTACAATATTTTATCGGTTTATAACTGGATTTTCTTTGGCTACAGTGCAAGTTTTGGATAGTAATCCTGGAGGTTACCCAAGCTATACAACCATAACTTCTCAATATGGTGGCGGAGAATACGCTGTTGATTTATACCTGAATGATGGTAATAATACACAATACATTAAAGTAACTGCACAAGATGGAACCACAACTAGAACATATCAGTTTACAATATTTAAACAAGCACAAGGCCAAGAAGGTTTTGATTACGGGTACGCAGCAGTACAATATTGGACTGTACCAGCAGGTGTAACTTCAATATCAATGGTTTGTATAGGTGCGGGAGGTGCTGGTGGAAAAATAGCTGCTTACGCATATAATAAAGCAGTTGGTGGTGGAGGCGGCGGCCTTTCATATGGAAATAATATTTCAGTTACTGCAGGCCAAGTTCTAACTGTTTATTCTGGTGCACCAGGATCAACTTGGACTAGCGGATCTGGTGCAGGTGGCGGCAGTTCATATGTTACAATGCCGACACAACCTGGTGTATATTATTGTTTATCTTCCGGTGGCAGCGGCGGCACCATCAGTGCTTCAACTGTTGCTCTTTCTGGTGGTGCAGGTGGTACTAGTGGTGGTACTGGTAGAACCGGCGGATCTTCTGGCGGTGCCGGTGGAACAGCCGGAATTAGTGTATCCAATGGTAACACAACTTCTGCCGCTTGGCTTTGTACTGGCGGTGGCGGCGCAGGAGGTTATACGGGTGCAGGCGGCGCAGGAGGAAATACTTCTTCCTCAGGTGGTTTGAATGGCGCAGCAGGAACCGGCGGTGCTGGAGGTGGAGGTGGTGGAAATAATGCGCCAAATAGAACAGGTGTTGGTACTGGATACTATAATGCATCTGGTGCAGGTGGCGGAGTATATATTACAGGTGCAGGTAGTAGTGGTGCAGGAGGCCAAGGATCAAATTCATTAGGAACTGGTTATGCAAATGGTGGAGGTGGAGGTTCAAGTGGCACTGATGGCGGTAATGGTGGATCCACTTATAACGGTTCAGTTGATGTACCGAGTCCAGGTCTATATGGCGGCGGAGGCGCTTCTGGTTATTATGCTGGCGCAGGCGGCCAAGGCGCAGTACGTATTATATGGCCTGGACTTTATCGTTCTTATCCAGCAACAAATGTGGTGGACGTATAAATGAATATTTCAGGTATAAACTCAACCAGTTGTACACCAGCTCCTTGGCAGAATGATACTGGTGTATCTAATCTCAATGTTATATGGTATTGGGTGAGATAAATAGTTATATGAATACATTTGACAATAATATGGAAAAAATCTTTGATGTAACTCCGATACAAGAAGAAAAGAAACCTTTGGTGCCAGTAATAAGCAAGGCATCAACAGATGAACCAGACCTTAAAACTGACCTGGTCGATGCTTACGAGCAATCCAAAAGCAATCTACAAGACTTAATTGACAACGGCAAGGATGCAATGGAAGAATTGCGGCAGATTGCCAGCGCAGGACAACATCCACGTGCATTTGAAGTATATGCAACATTACTAAAGAATGTGGTCGAAGCAAATGACCGACTATTGAAAACACAAAAAGAAATGCGTGAGATGGATGGTAAGAAAAGAGAATCTGATACCAAAATCAATAATGCTTTATTTATTGGTTCGACAGCCGAATTGAATAGATTCCTCAAAGGTAAAGAATGACCAATGATTTAAGATTTGGTGAAGCATATCGTGACAACCCTCTACTTAAAAAGTCAGGTGTCAAGGTAGAATATACACAAGAACAGGTTGATGAGTATATTAAATGTTCTAAAGACCCCGTTTACTTTGCCAAAAATTATATTAAGATTGTAAACGTAGATGAAGGTCTAATAAACTTTGCTATGTGGGGTTTTCAGGAAGAAATGTTACATCTGTTTGCAAACAATAGATTCGTAATTACAAAGTGTCCTCGTCAGGTTGGTAAAACTACCACAACTGTGGCCTATATGTTATGGGCAACCATTTTTACTGACACACAAAATTGTGCGGTACTGGCCAACAAAGGTGCATTGGCTCGTGATATTTTGGGCAAATATCAACTGGCCTATGAAAACTTACCAATGTGGTTGCAACAAGGTGTTGTCACATGGAACAAAGGTAACGTAGAACTTGAGAACGGTTCTAAGATTATTGCAGCCTCTACATCTAGTTCTGCAATTCGAGGTGGCTCATTTAATATTGTATTCTTAGATGAATTTGCTTTCGTTCCAAACAATATTGCGGAAGAATTCTTTAACTCTGTTTACCCTGTAATTTCATCAGGTAAAAAGACAAAGATTATTATTGTGTCTACACCCAATGGTATGAATCTGTTCTACAAGTTATGGATGGATTCATTAAACAAGAAAAATAACTATACCAATTTTGAAATTCATTGGTCTATGGTGCCAGGTCGTGATGAGAAGTGGAAAGAAGAAACAATTCGTAATACATCAGAACGACAATTCAAACAAGAGTTTGAAACAGAATTCTTAGGTTCAACCAACACTTTGATTTCTGGTTATAAGTTGCAACAGTTGGTGTATACCGATCCAATTGCCAACCATGATTTGTTAAAAATCTATGAACATCCAGTCAAAGAAGGTGTTGATGAAGGTAAATCAGACCACTTATATTGTATCTGCGTTGACGTTTCTGAAGGTAAAAACCTAGACAGTTCCGCAATGTCAGTTATTGATATCTCACAGACACCATACAAACAAGTGGCAACATATAAGAGTTCATCAATTACAGCAATTCTTTTTCCAACTGTCATCTATAACACCGCAAGGTATTATAATGATGCCTATGTTTTGATAGAAATTAACAACAACCCACAGGTCGCAGATTCTTTACACCAAGATTTTGAATATGAGAACTTGTGGAAGATATTTACAGGTAACAAGAAACCACAACAATTGTCGGCTGGTTTTGCCCGTGGTATTCAAATGGGTCTAAAAATGTCAACTCAAGTCAAGGCTATTGGTTGTTCAAACCTAAAAACTTTGATTGAAGGTGACAAATTATTAATTAATGACTTTGATACCTATTCAGAATTGACAACCTTTGTTCAACAAAGGAACTCATTTTCTGCGGAAGACGGTGCAAATGATGATATGGTTATGTCTTTGGTCATCTTTTCATGGGTAACAACTCAACAATATTTTAAAGAAATTGTCAATCACGACATACGTAAACAGATACAATTAGAGAATATGAATCAAGTGGATGATGAAACTTTGCCTGCACCTATCATCGAAGATGGTTTGGAACATGAGTTTGAGATTATTGATGGTGATTTGTGGGAAGTTGCAGATGGTGCTGGCACATATTCAAACTTCATTAAAAGGATGGCTGATAGGTTGTAAATCCAGCCTTTCATAAATATCTCTATGGTATTCTTTAATTACCAGAAGAACACATAATAATTCAAGGAGAAAAAAAAATGGCATTTCAAATCTCTCCAGGCGTAAATGTATCAGAAGTAGACTTAACCACAGTTGTACCTTCTATTCTTACTACTGCTGGTGCATTTGCTGGAACATTTAGTTGGGGTCCAGCTAACATTATAACACAAATTGATAGTGAAATTGGTCTCGTAAACACTTTCGGTCAGCCAGATTCTAATTCAGCAATATCTTTCTTTACTGCTGCAAACTATTTGGCATATGGAAACAATTTAAAAATTGTTCGAGCACTTGGTACTTTAGCTAAAAATTCAACCGATTCAGTTGCCATCAAAATTGCAAACAAAGATGTATATGAAGCAACTTATTTAAATCAGAATAATTCTGGTACATATGGTGCATTTGCAGCTCGATGTGCTGGTGCATTAGGAAATTCACTTACTGTTTCAACTTGTGACAATTCAACCGATTTTGCAACATGGACATATAAGAGTTATTTTCCAGGTGCTCCAGGGAATTCTGATTATGTTACTGCGGTAGGTGGTCAAGATGATGAACTTCACATTGTTGTTGTTGACCGTCTTGGTTTATTCTCTGCTTCAGCAAATACTGTATTAGAAACATATGCGTATGTATCTAAAGCAAGAGATGCATCTATTAATGGTGTTTCAAACTACTACAAACAAGTAGTTTTCAATAATTCAAAATATGTTTATGTGATGGATCCTCCTGATTATGCAGGTCAATCTGGTACATGGGGTGGACTTTCAACTACCAATTTTACTTCATTGAGTGGTGTGTCAACGGTAAATTTAGCTGGCGGTGTTGATGCAGCAATAGTAGCTGCAAATACAACTTCAGCATTTGGTCAATTTTTGAATAAAGATACAGTTGATGTATCTTTAATTATTACAGGCGATGCAAGTGCAACAGTTCAAAACTATGTAATTTCATCTATTGCAGCAACAAGAAAAGATTGTGTAGCTTTTGTTTCTCCACCATCTTCATCAGTTGTTAATCAATCTGGTTCAGAAGTAACAAACATTGCAACATGGTTGTCAAGTGTGGCAACAACATCAACATATGCAGTTGCTGACTCTGGTTGGAAATACCAATACGACAAATATAATAACGTTTATCGTTATATTCCATTGAACGGTGATGTTGCTGGTTTATGCGTCAACACAGATACCGTTAGAGACCCGTGGTATTCACCAGCAGGTTTCTCACGTGGACAAATTAAAAATGCAATTAAGTTGGCTTGGAACCCAAGCAAAACTGACCGTGATACAATCTATGCATCAGGCGTTAATCCAGTTGTTTCTTTCCCTGGACAAGGCATCGTCTTGTTTGGTGACAAAACATTAACAACAAGACCATCTGCATTTGATAGAATTAATGTACGTAGATTGTTTATTACACTAGAGAAATCAATTGCAGAAGCTGCAAAGTTTTCTCTGTTTGAACAAAATGATGAATTTACAAGAGCACAATTTGTAGCAACTGTAACTCCTTTCTTACGTGATGTTAAAGGTCGCCGTGGTATTACAGATTTCAAAGTGGTTTGCGACACAACCAATAACTCATCAAATGTTATTGACTCAAATCAATTTGTTGGTGATATCTACATTAAGCCTTCTCGTTCTGTCAACTACATTCAGCTAAACTTTGTTGCTGTCGGAACAGGTGTTGATTTTAACACCATCGTTGGTGTCTAATAAATAAACAATAACAGGAGAAAAGAATGGCATTCAATGTAGCAGATTTTAGAGCACAAATGATTGGAGACGGTGCCCGTCCTAATCTATTTGCAGTGACTCTAACTTTTCCAAATATTGCACTCAACAGCGTTGCGTCTGGTCAAAAAGTAACATTTATGGCCAAGACTGCACAACTACCAGGTTCGACAATCGGAACTGTACCAGTATATTATTTCGGTCGTGAGATGAAATTTGCTGGTAACAGAACTTTTGCGGACTGGACATTAACAATCATCAATGATGAAGATTTTTCAATTAGAAATAGTCTTGAATCATGGATGAATGCTATCAACAGCCATGCAGGTAACGTGCGTAACGGAGCTGCAGCTGGTTCAAATGGTTATTCAGTTGATGCAACTGTCACACAATTTGGCAAAACAGGTAACACACTAAAGAAATACAACTTTGTTGGTTTATTCCCAATTGATTTGGCTCCAATCGATTTAGATTGGGGTTCAAATGACGCAATTGAAGAGTATCAAACAACGTTTGCATATCAATGGTGGCAAACAGACGATACAACTACCTGATTTTTACGGAGGGTTAATCACCCTCCTTTATGTTTTCTTGACTTTATAATTAATTTAAAAATATGGCTAATACAAATAAATTTTCACTTTTCGGTTTTACGATATCCCGTGAGAAAGATGAGTTGCAAAAAGCAACTCAGCAATCATTTTCGCCTCCGGCTACGGACGATGGCGCATTAACTATTACGTCTGCCGCTTATTATGGCACATACGTTGACCTAGACGGTACCGCAAAGAATGAGGTAGAACTCATTTCTCGTTATCGTGAAATGGCAATGCAGCCAGAAATTGAATCTGCAATAGATGATATAGTTAATGAGGCTATAGTACAAGATGATGATGGTAAAATTACAGACATTATTTTAGATAATTTAAAAGCGCCAGATAAGATTAAAAAAGCAATCAAAGATGAGTTTCAGATTCTCTTGCGTTTGTTAAATTATCAAAACATGGCACAAGATGTTTTTCGTAGGTACTATGTTGATGGTAGGTTATATTATCATGCCATTATTGATAAAGAAAAACCTACAGAAGGTATTAAAGAACTAAGATATATCGATCCACGTAAACTACGTAAAGTACGTGAGATGAAGAAACAAAAAGATGAGCGCACCGGTGCAGATGTTATGCAAACGGTCAATGAATATTATATTTACAATGATAAAGTTGTAACTGGTGCATCATCTAATTTTGGTCCAGTTGGTATTCGTATTACAACAGATTCAATTGTTTCAATTGTTTCTGGTCTAATGGATTCACGTAGAGCAGTCGTTCTGAGTTATCTACATAAAGCTATCAAACCTCTCAATCAACTTAGGATGATTGAAGATGCAACGGTGATTTACCGAATTTCGAGAGCTCCAGAACGCCGCATCTTTTATATTGACGTAGGTAATCTACCAAAATTAAAAGCAGAGCAATATCTCCGTGATATTATGGTGAAATACAAGAACAAACTTGTATATGATTCGAATACAGGTGAAGTGCGTGATGACCGCAAACACATGTCTATGTTGGAAGACTTTTGGTTACCTCGCCGTGAAGGTGGTAAAGGTACTGAGATTACCACATTACCTGGCGGCCAGAACCTAGGTGAATTGGAAGACGTTAAGTATTTCCAAAAGAAATTGTATGGCGCATTGTCTGTACCAATTTCTAGATTAGAACCTAATCAGGGTTTTTCATTGGGTCGTACCTCTGAAATTACCCGTGACGAATTAAAGTTTTCTAAATTTGTGGATCGGTTACGTAACAAATTTACAGATATGTTTGACCAAGCATTGAGAATTCAATGTGTACTCAAAGGTATTTGTACAGCAGAAGAATGGGATATATTTAAAGAGAATATCCATTATGACTTCATTAAAGATAATAATTTTGCTGAACTGAAAGAAGCTGAATTGATGAATCAACGATTGAGTTTATTGGGTGCTGTTGATCCATATACTGGTCGTTATTTTTCACAAGCATGGATTCAACGCAATGTGTTGCGATTGACAGATGACCAAATTAAAGAAATGGAAACTGAGATAGATAAAGAGAAAGAAGAGGGATTAGGATTGCCTGTTGGTGTAATGAATGACGTTGCGCAACAACAAATGGCATCTAGTATACCTGCTCAACCTACTCATCCTGAAGATTTGAAGGCGCAAGCTGAAATGGAAACACAGAAACAAAAGTCAGCGGCAAAAAAAGAAGAAGTAAATACTTTCACTAGACTGAAACGTATACTATAAATAATTTAATTTGGAGAATAATATGTCAGAAACAACAAGAGCAATTGTAGATTATGCGGAAGATGGAAAAGCAACTGAAATGCGTGATGCTTTGTATTCTGCCATTCAAGATAAAGTTATGGCTCATATCGATAACCATAAACAACAATTAGCAAAAACTCTTTTCAATCAGTCACAGAATGCTGAAGTAGAAGATACCGCAGTTTAACAGGAAATAAAATGTCAAATTCATTTACATATCAGGTAATTAAAGATACCACAGAACATGCGGTTATTAAATTAACAGCATCATTTGATGGTACTGGTCAAGAATCAAACGTATCTAGAATTACTGCAAATTCTTTATATGGCGCATTAAACGCAAATGGTACTCCAGATTTATTATCCAATGGTGGTTCTGCATTATCATATTATGGTTTAGCTTTAAATCGTTTATGGTATGACTGTTCTGCTGGTGGCGATGTTACATTAATTTGGTCTACTGGATCAGATACAGCAAATCAAAGAACATTAATAGCCATGAACGGCAACGGTGAATTTGATGGTATGGGCAACTGGACAACTATTCCAAACAATGCCTATCCAAATGCAAATTGTAAAGGTGATATTGGTGTTATAACCCGTGGTATGGTTGCAAATGATTCTTATACAATGGTTGTTGAGGTGCGTAAAAATAATGCTCATTATCAACGTGGTCAGTTTAATGATCCTGCCGCATTCAATTACCCACCATATAATCTAAAACCATAACAGAAAGCCTATAATGAAACTCATTAAAGAAATTACCGAATCGGTAAATTACTTAATAGAAGAAAAAGACGGCAAGAAAGAACTTTTTATTGAAGGTACTTTTCTTGTCGCTGAGACGGTTAATAAAAACAAACGTATGTACAAAGAAGATGTTATGCGTACTGAGGTTAATCGTTATACAGAAGAATATATTAATAAAAACCGTGCCTTTGGTGAACTGGGTCATCCAGACACCCCATCCATTAATCTCGACCGTGTGTCTCACTTAATTGTGGGTTTACGCCAAGAAGGAAATGCTTGGATAGGCAAAGCTAAAATCCTTGAAACCCCTATGGGTAACATTGCGAGAAACCTTATCGAAGGTGGTGCTCAATTAGGAGTATCATCTAGAGGTATGGGTTCTCTTAAAATGGAAAACGGAATCAACGTTGTTCAAGGTGATTTTTGTCTAGCCACAGCGGCAGATATAGTAGCAGACCCTTCCGCACCTGGTGCTTTTGTACAAGGTATCATGGAAGGTAAAGAGTGGATGATGATAAATGGAAATTGGACTGAAGTTCAGTTGGCAGAAGCAAAGCAAGAAATTCGTCAAGCTTCTAAAAAACAGATTGAACAAGTCAGTTTAAAAATATTCGAAAATTTCATCAAAAAACTTTAATTATAAATATCCATTATATACAAGGAGATTCTCAAAATGGGAAATTTAAATCTAGCAGATGCCGCTAAAGCAGTTTTGACTGAAGGTGCCAAAGAAAACTTTCAATCTAACATTTCGTCTAAACAAGGCGGCAAAGACAAACCATCTAAATTACCTACATCGGTTGTAACAGGCCAAAAAGATGCAGGTGAAGTTGCAGGCGTTGTTGACAAATTGAGTGACCAAGGTGGAGACTACACCAAAGGTACACCAACAGCAACACCTCCAGGTGCTACACCACCAGTTGGTTCAGAACCAATGAAGAAGTTGTCTGGTCAACCAAGCGATTCAGGTTCAGGTACTACACCAGTACAAGAACCAGCAACAGACTATTCATCTATTCGTGACCGTGTGAAAGCCAAATTGGCCAAACAAACCATGCAGTCTAATCCAGGTGCTACATTCCAGTCTTACGGTGAAGAAACCGAAGAAAATGGTGAAGTAGTTGCTGAAGAAAAAGAAGAAGGTCATGAAGACGCTAAGCAAGACAAAGCCATGATTAAGAAAATGATGAAGAAAGAAAAGATGAAAGAGCAAATGGAACAAGACGTTGATGCTCTATTGTCTGGCGAAAATCTTTCTGAAGAATTCAAAGAAAAAGCCACTACAATTTTCGAAGCTGCTGTTATCGCACGGACACAAGCTGTTATGGAAGATATCGAACAGGCTTTATTCGAAGAATTTGAAGTTGCTATTGAAGAAATCAAAGAAGACTTGGCTACCAAGTTGGACGATTACATCAATTACATGGCCGAAGAATGGATCAAAGAAAACCAATTGGCCGTTGAAAAAGGTCTACGTGCTGAAATCGTGGAATCTTTCATTAATGGTATGAAAGACCTATTCGAAGCTCATTACATTGACATTCCAGAAGAAAAAGTGGACGTTGTTGAAGAGTTGACAACTAAAGTTCAAGAACTGGAATCTTCATTAAACGAACAGATTCAATCTGCCGTTGATATGAAAAAAGAATTAAACGAATCTAAAAAAACAGAGGCTATACATGCAGTATGTGAAGGCCTAACGCAGACTCAAGTAGAAAAAATGAAATCACTCGCAGAGGGTGTGGAGTTTACTACTGACGAAGAATTCGCAGACAAATTGGTAACATTGAGAGAATCATATTTCAATGAACCAGTTAATACATCTGGCAGTTCTGCATTGAACGAAGAAGTGATTATCGAAGATGACAAAAAACCTACGGGTTATGTTGACTCAGAAATCGCACAGTATGCTCAAACAATCTCTAAAACATTGGTTAAATAAATAAAATTTACCAATAAAAGATACTCATAAGGAGAACACTAATGTATCTAACCGAAGAATTACAAAAGAAATGGGATCCAGTTCTGAATCATCCAGAACTTGAAGCCATTAAAGATCCATACAAGAAAGCAGTTACTGCTCTTGTTTTGGAAAACCAACAACAAGCTATGCGTCAAGACGCACAGTCATTGAATGAGACTACTTATTCTGCAGCGCCTGCAAACGCTACAGGTGCTGGTATTCAAAACTATGACCCAATCTTGATTAGTTTGGTTCGCCGTGCTTTGCCTAATCTTATCGCTTATGACGTTGCTGGCGTTCAGCCAATGACTGGTCCTACCGGTTTGATTTTCGCAATGCGTGCTCGTTACAACACACCAGCTGGTACAGAATCGTTCTTCAACGAAGCTAATACGATTTTCTCAGGTGGTAATTCATCTGCAAACCCATACGGTTTTGTTGGTAACAACGCAACCGATATTAAGACCAACGCTGGTGCTGAAACAGGTAATCTGTATACAACTGGTATTCCAATCCCAACAGCTACTGCTGAAGGTTTGGGTGCTGATGATGCTACTGGTGTATTCAACCAAATGGCATTCTCAATTGAGAAAGTTACTGTAACTGCTCAATCACGTGCTCTGAAAGCCGAATACTCACTTGAGTTGGCACAAGACTTGAAGGCAATCCATGGTTTGGATGCTGAAACAGAATTGTCAAACATTCTGTCTACAGAAATCTTGGCTGAAATCAACCGTGAAGTTATTCGTACTATCTATACTTGTGCCGTTGCAGGTGCTCAGTATGGTGTTACAACTGCTGGTGCATTCGACTTGGACACCGACTCTAACGGTCGTTGGTCTGTTGAACGTTTCAAAGGTTTGATTTTCCAAATTGAACGTGATGCTAACGTAATCGCTAAGCAAACTCGTCGTGGTAAAGGTAACGTACTTATTGTTTCTTCTGACGTAGCTTCTGCTATGGCAATGGCTGGTGTGTTATCTTACACTCCTGCTTTGTCTGCTGACCTACAAGTTGACGATACAGGCAATACATTTGCTGGTATGTTGCATGGTCGTATCAAGGTTTATATCGATCCTTATTTCGGTGGTTATACATCGAACCAAGAATTGGTTACAATCGGTTATAAGGGTTCTTCTCCTTATGACGCTGGTATCTTCTATTGCCCATATGTACCGTTGCAAATGGTTCGTGCAGTTGACCAGTATACATTCCAACCAAAAATTGGATTTAAGACTCGTTACGGCATGGTTGCAAACCCATTTGCTCGTGGTATTACAAAAGGCGATGGCCGTTTGGATGCACGTACAAACGTTTACTACCGCATCTTCCAAGTTAAAAACTTGATGTAAAAAAAGTCACCAAAGAGTGACATTTTAAAAGACCACCCACAAGGTGGTCTTTTTTTTGGCTCCTAAATAATGTATAAGGAGAAATTAATGCCTTTATTGAATAGAAATCCACAGAACACTAATCCATTACAGCCCACAAAATTCTTACTGACGTTCTCACGTATTCAGACGGTGCAGTATTTTTGCCAAGAAGTAAATCTTCCTGGTGTAACATTGGGTGAAGTCATTAGAGAGACTCCATTTTTGGATATGTATTCTCCTGGTACCAAATTAACATATGATCCGCTTGATATATCGTTTGTGATTGATGAAGAATTGGACTCATGGAAAAATATCTATGATTGGTTTACTTCCATTGCAAACCCCGATGGATTTGAAAAACGTACCTATAACAGAGAATTACAAAGAAGTGAATATTTTTCGGATGCTTTTTTAACAGTATTAAGTGCGCTGAATAATCCAATATTAAGAATTGAATTTACTAATGTATTTCCATTAACTTTAAGTGATATTCAGTTTGATACCAAAGCATCGGCCGATACTATCATTACTGCAAAGGCAACATTTAGGTATCAATCATATAGATACTTGACAACATAGTACTTTTATGTTATAATGTTTTTATTATGTAACTTATTGATTATATTAAAAAATTTATATGGAAACACTTGAACAAATATTAAAAATGTGGGAATCGGATGCCGTTATAGACCAAACGGAACCATCCAAAGAATTATTAAAGATACCTGTATATCACAGTAAGTACCTTTCTATTCTCACCAAACATAAAATTGCCTCTAAAAAGGCTCATTTTGATTACCTACGTATGCGTAAGGTTAAATGGGAATACTTTACAGGTAAAATGTCACAACAAGAATTAGAAGATTATGGTTGGGAACCATTCCAGTTTGCTCTCAAGTCTGACATAACCACATACCTAGAAGCGGATGCTGACCTTATTAAATTGCTTGAGAAGAAGGTTTACCATGAAGAAGTCACATCCGTGGTTGAATCAATTATGAATGAATTAAAACAAAGAACATGGCAACTGCGTGACTTCATTTCATGGGAGAAATTCATCGGTGGCCAATGATTTAGTTATTACTAAGAAAGATGAGGTCTTTGCCAAAGTGGCCTGTGAACGCCACATTGCAATGGAGTTATCTGAGTTCTTCACCTTCTTTGTACCAGGTTATCAGTTCGTTCCAGCCTATCGGAATCGAATATGGGACGGTAAGATACGATTGTTTGCTTTACAATCTGGTCAAATTTATCTTGGACTCATACCTTATCTCAAAGAATTCTGTGTTGAACGTGAATATACATATGAATTAGAAGAACTAACAGATGACTACTCTGTATATTTGGCAGAAAAATTTATCAAAACTTTAAATCTTCATTCAAACGGAGAACCAATTGAGGTAAGAGAACACCAATTAAATGCTTATGTTCACGCAATGCGTAATCGTAGATCATTATTATTGTCACCCACGGCATCAGGTAAATCATTAATCATATACCTTATTTGCCGGCAGTTATTAGATTATCAAAACCTTAAAGGTCTTATTATTGTTCCAACCACATCTTTGGTAGAACAATTATACGCAGACTTTGGTGACTATGCAAGTGAAAGTGGTTTTAAAAACTTTATGCATGTACATAGAATTTACCAAGGTAAAGAAAAGACCACAGATAAATCCATTACGATATCTACATGGCAATCATTATATCAGATGCCAAAAGAATATTTTGAACAGTTTGATTATATTATAGGTGACGAAGCACATCTATTCAAGGCACAGTCATTGACAACCATTATGACGGCTGCCAATAAAACAAAATACCGTATTGGTCTAACTGGTACTTTGGATGGAACCAAAACACATAAGTTAGTCTTGGAAGGTTTGTTTGGACCTGTTGAGAAGGTTATAACAACCAAAGAATTAATTGATAAGAAACAATTATCGGATTTTAATATTAAATGTTTAGTACTTAAACACTCAGATGAGATTTGTGCTGAAATGAAAAATGCAACTTATGTGGATGAGATTCAATATCTAATTGCTAATGAGTCAAGAAACAGATTCATTCGTAATCTCACTATATCATTAAAGACCAATACATTGGTATTGTATCAGATGGTTGATAAACACGGTAAGATTCTTTTTGATATGATTAAAGAAAAAGCTGGAGAACGTAAAGTATTCTTTGTTCATGGCGGTACCGATACCGAAACAAGAGAAGAAATTCGTGGAATAATGGAGAAAGAAAATGATGCAATTGTTGTGGCTAGTTTTGGTACTTTTTCTACTGGAATTAACATACGTAATTTGCACAATATTATATTTGCGTCTCCGTCAAAGTCAAGAGTTCGAAATCTTCAATCGATTGGACGTGGCCTTAGACAATCAGAAGGCAAAGAAATGGCGACACTCTATGACATTGCAGATGACCTCAGATACAAAAAACATATGAATTTTACACTTCAACATTTTGTGGAACGAGTGAAGATATATAATGAAGAGCAGTTCTCATTTAAGATTTACAACATAGGACTTAAAGATGGAAAATAATATAAAAATTGTTCGTTTTAAAGATGGATTGGATGTTGTTTGTCATTTTAATTATACATCAGAAGATGAAACTATGATGGAGCTTGAAACACCAATGATGTTTGAGGTAAGAAACACCAATTTGGTAATGCAAAATTGGCTACCTTTATCTTTGATGAAAGTAAATACGGTTAAGATTAAAACGGAAGAGGTTCTTTGCTTGATTGAACCTTCCGATGAATTCGCTGAGTATTACCATGAAACAATAACTAAGATGAATAAGTTTAATGGTAAGAAACAAACCGAAGAAGAATCTCATCAGTTAATGGAAGCATTAGCTGAATTGGAGAATATAGATGAAGCTGACCTTCATTAATATATATCATAGGGGAACACCGAGGACTATAACACATGTCAAGCCCCTTGTCAACAACTTTTTATGGTACATTTGAATGAGTAAACAAAAACATTATATTAATAACGGAGATTTTCTAACAGCTTTGGTCGAATACAAGACAAAGAAAAAAGAAGCAATCGACAATAATTTACCTGAACCTCGTATACCGAACTACATAGGTGAATGCTTTATGAAGATTGCCGAAGGTCTATCACATAAGCCAAACTTTATTAACTACACTTACCGAGATGAAATGATTTCGGATGGTATTGAAAACTGTCTTATGTATTTTGCCAACTTTGATGAAACCAAATCAAAGAATCCATTTGCCTACTTTACTCAAATCATTTACTATGCCTTCCTTAGACGAATACAGAAAGAAAAGAAACAACTGTATGTGAAGTATAAAGCCACAGAACAGATGGGTATTCTAGATGAGTTTGAGATGATGGAATATGAAGATGGTACATCTAGACAGTTTGAATTGTACGATAACATATCAGAGTTTATTGAGACATATGAGGATGCCAAACAGGCAAAGAAAGACTCCAAAGCGGCAAAGAATCCAAAAGGTATTGAAAAATTTATAGAATAGTGTTATAATCTTGTTATGAATATGAAAATTGCTGTTATCACTGACCAACACTTTGGAGCTCGAAACGATTCGGTTCACTTCTTAGATTTCTATGAGAAATTCTACCATGAAACATTCTTTCCTAAAATCAAAGAAGAACAAATCAAATTTGTTTTGATTCTAGGTGATACGTTTGACCGTAGAAAGTATGTTAACTTCTATTCTCTCAAGCGTACCAAAGAGATGTTTTTTGACCCGTTACAAGAGTTAAGTTGCGAAGTCTTTATGTTGGCTGGTAACCACGACACATACTTTAAGAATACAAATGATGTAAACTCTGTTGACTTATTATTGGCAGAATATGGTAACATTCATGTTATCACAGAACCAGAAACCATCTACATTGGACCTAAACCAATTGCAATGGTACCATGGATATGTGCCGACAATTACGAACAAACATTACAGTTTATCAAAGAGACTGATGCTACAATTTGTATGGGTCACCTTGAAATTGCTGGCTTTGCTATGCATCGTGGTATGCCATCTCAAGATGGTTTAGACCGGTCTATATTCAATAAATTTGATTATACATTTTCTGGTCATTATCACCACAAATCAAATGCTGATGGTATCTATTATCTTGGTAATCCATATGAACTCACATGGCAAGATTATAATGATACCAGAGGCTTTCATTTAATGGATTTTTGGAAAGATGAAATACAATTCATACCAAATCCAAATCGTATGTTCCACAAAATCCTGTATGACGATAAGGTAGATACCATTAAAGAAATTGATGGTAAAGACCTATCTGAATATAAGAATACCTATGTTAAAGTGGTGGTGATTAACAAAACCAACCCGTACCTATTTGACAAGTTTATGAATAACCTGTATAATGTCAATCCAATCGACATTACTATTGCGGAAGACTTTACTGAATTATCTTTTGATGATGAAGAATTGATTAACGAAGCCGAAGATACAATCACTATATTAAACAAATATGTAGATGGTATATCAGAAGATAATATTGATAATACCAAATTAAAAAACATTCTTAAAGAACTTTACGTTGAAGCTTTGAATACTGAACAAGCATGATATTATTCCAAAAAGTTAGGTGGAAGAATTTTCTTTCTACCGGTGCTCATTTCACAGAAATTAATTTTACCAAGTCACAGAACACTTTGATTATTGGTCAAAATGGTGCTGGTAAATCTACTATTCTGGATGCATTATGTTTTGGTCTGTTTGGTAAGCCGTTTCGTAAGATAAATAAACCACAACTGGTAAATTCTATTAACACAAAAGACTGTGTTGTTGAAATCTTTTTTAATATTGGCCAAAAACAGTATAAAGTTATACGTGGTATTAAACCTAATACGTTTGAAATTTATGTCAATGATGTTTTGCTGAACCAGGATGCCGCTGCAAAAGACTATCAGGAAGTACTAGAGAAACAAATTCTCAAATTAAACTACAAGTCCTTCACGCAGGTGGTAATCCTTGGTTCAGCATCATTTGTTCCGTTCATGCAATTATCTGCCAATGACCGTAGAACTATTATCGAGGACCTACTCGACATCCAAATCTTTTCGTCAATGAACTCTGTGGTCAAAGAAAAACTATCCGTTTTTAAAGATGATATAACCAAAGCCAAGTACGGCATATCTCTAACGGAAGAAAAAATTAAACTACAGTTACAGAACATTGAAGAACATAAGAAACATAATGATGATGAAATTGCCAAAACACTAGCTGAAGTCATGACTTCAAAAGAACAACATAATAAATTACAAAACGATATTGAATTGATTAACAAACATGTTTCGGTATTGAACTCAAAGATTGGTGATAAGAAAGAAAAACTGGAAAAGAAATCTAAAGGTTTATTTCAAGTTAAAGGTAAGATTGAAAACAATATCAAAAAGAATGAAAAAGATATTGAATTCTACCAACATAATGATAACTGTCCTACTTGTAAACAATCTATTGAACCAGATTTCAAAGAACAACAAGTTGAAGAACGTACTAATAAATTAGGCACACAGAAGACCGGCCTCACTGAGGTAGAAACTGAACTTGAAAATATTACCAATGAAATGACGGAAATCACAAAGATTATCCAACACATTATTGAACATCAAAATCAGGTGACAGAACATAATGCCACGATGAGAGCCATCAGTACATATATCGATAAGTTAAACAAACAAATTGATGAACTATCAGTCAAGGTTAATAGTCCACAAACTGATAACCAAAAGTTACTTGAATTGAAATCTGAGATGTTTGAATTCAATACGGCATACGAAGAACTAATGAATGAAAAACATTATTATGAGTTTGCAGGTTCTCTATTGAAAGATACTGGTATCAAAACCAAAATCATTAAACAATATTTACCTATTATGAATAAGTTGATTAACAAGTACCTGACTGCAATGGACTTCTTTGTCAACTTTAACATTAATGAAAACTTTGAAGAGACTATTAAGAGTAGACATCGTGATGAATTCTCTTATGCCAATTTCTCCGAAGGTGAGAAGATGCGTATAGACTTAGCACTCCTTTTTACATGGCGACAAATTGCCAAGTTAAAAAACTCTACCAATACAAACCTATTGATACTAGATGAGGTGTTTGATTCCAGTCTTGATACAGTTGGTACAGAAGAATTTTTAAAATTGATACATGAAATGGGACAAGATACAAACGTGTTTGTCATTTCACATAAAGGGGACCAACTGTTCGATAAGTTCCGTTCGGTCATTAAGTTTGAGAAAAAAGGAAACTTTTCAAGGATTGCAAAATGAGTACACAAACAGACGATATTGTTTTATATGACACCAAAGATAGAGCAAAGATTCCAAAACCAGTAGAAATAGAAATTGAAACATTTGATTTGGTTGATGGTTCACATCCAGCTCTACATAAAGTTTTACCAGAATTTGATTTTGATAATGCATCAATTAATCCGAATGACTTTGCTTCCTCACTTGTTGAAACCTGCAAATCACAAAATGGTCTAGGTTTATCCGCCAATCAATGTGGATTTGAACACCGTGTATTTGTGATGGGAGCTAATGATGATTTTATTGCCTGTTACAATCCAAAAATAATTGAACTGGAAGGTGAAACACACATGGAAGAAGGTTGCCTAACTTTCCCATTATTGATGTTGAGAGTTACCAGACCGAAAAAGATTAAGGTGGAATACCAGGATTTCACAGGTGAGAAAAGAGAAGCAACTTTCGATGGCATAAGTGCAAGATGTTTTCTCCATGAGCTTGACCATATGAACGGGATAGTGTATACTAGTCGTGTAAAACCTTTGGCATTTCAGTTTGCTTTGAAGAAGCTTAATAAGATTCGCCGAAAGTATTTTAATCCTAAAGTTATGGCACAACTAGCAAAACAACAAGTTAATGGCAACTAAAAAAGAAATACCTCCTGTTGATGAACAATGGCGTCTATGGCAAATTCAAAATGAACCAGAACGCTTTACTCACATTGATACCGAAGAAGTTAAAACAAAATTGATTAGTGATTTATCATATGCATCTAAAATGGATGTACGTGAATACACCTTATATCAGAAATGGTTAGAAGTACATGAAAGGTATCCAACCAGAGAAATGAATACAATATTATCCTTCTTTGATGATACAAGTAGTTCTTCTCAAGTACAATTGGTTGATATGAACCAAAGTAAAATGGTTAATCAAGTTAAGTCAAAATTTTGGATGCCAAAAGAACCAGATGATTATGAAAAATTAAGACCTGTATTGAAGTTATCAAATGGTAATGATGATAAAGATTTTACTGCTGAACATTGGAATACTATACGTACCTTTTCTTCCACGATGAAGAACAATTCTAATATTGGTCGTAATTTATTCTACACAGTAATGGATGGACAAACCGAAAAGTACCTTGGTGTCATTTGTATTTCATCTGACTTCTTAGACCTTACACCAAGAGATAAGGCCATTGGTTGGCCTAGAGATATTAAAACTACTGGTAACATGATTAATCATACCGCAATTGGTTCCACAATTGTTCCATTGCAACCATTAGGTTTTAATTATATGGGCGGCAAGTTACTTGCCTTATTATGTTTATCTGATACAGTACAAAATGATTGGAAGGTAAGATATGGAGATACACTCGTTGGTGTTACTACTACTTCTCTTTATGGCAATACAAAGTCCGGTGGTCTTTCTCAGTATGATGGCTTGGAACATTGGAATAAAATGGGTTTCTCATCTGGCTCGGTCGCTTTTGAACCAAGTCGCAAGACTGTCAACATGGTTTACGATTGGGTAAAAGAAAACTATACCGAAAAATACTTTGAATGGTGGGAAGCCAAGAATCCAAAAGGTCTGCCATTGAAACGTGACCACAAAAATCGAACACTTAATTTTGCTTACTCTAAGTTGGGTATACCAAAAGAATTAATTCGTACAGAGCATCAGAGAGGAATCTATTTTTCTCCTCTCTATGATAACACCAATGAATATCTCCGTAAGGAGATTGGTGATAAAGAACTGGTTAAATCATTTGATACCAGTGAAGAAGCCTTAACGCAGATTTGGAAAACCAAATATGCTAAAGGCCGTATATCAATGTTGAAGAAAAAGAACACCGTATCTTATGAATCTTTGTTCTATGATGACTTGATATTCATGGATTGGGAAACCACCAAGGCCAAATATTTGCCACAAGTTGGCAGATAATTCAAGTATGCCGCCAGGATGCTTGACACATGTACTATATAATAGTATAATGGGAATACTTGTGAAAACAAGACTTTGAAACTTTGTCATTAGGAGAAAATTATGACTAAACTATCCGCAAAACAACGTATGTTGAATGCTTTGAGCAAACCAGAAGGTTACAACACCTTCACAGTCGAGCAAGCACGGCGCCGCTTTGGTGTCACCAATGTGTCTGCTCGTATCGATGAACTTCGTCAAGAAGGTCACGTTATCTACACTAACACTAAGCGTAATGCTGATGGTGTTAAAGTTGCTTCTTATCGTATCGGTAAGCCAACTAAAGCTTTGGTTCGCAAGGCACTCAAAGCAGGTTACGATTTAGCTAACGCTTAATCCACTTATAAGGGAGACCACCGTAAAGGTGGTACTCCCTTTTTTTTATTTCTTGGAGAGCAAATGGAAATTTCAGTTAAAAAAGAAGAACTACAAAAGAAAAGTATATTTGTAGCCACACCAATGTATGGTGGTATGAATCATGGTTTGTATGCGAAAGCTTGTTTAGATTTACAAGCCGTCTGTATGCAATATGGTATTCAAATTAAATTTTCATTTCTTTTCAATGAGTCTTTAATTACTCGGGCCAGAAATTATTTGGTGGATGAATTTATCCATCGTTCAGACTGTACACATCTATTATTTTTAGATGCAGATATACATTTTGATCCAAAAGATGTCATTGCATTGTTAGCACTTGATAAAGATGTTATTGGTGGTCCTTATCCTAAGAAAGCCATTAAATGGAAATCAGTTAAGATGGCAGTACAGAGAAATCCTGATATTGATCCCAATTCATTAGCTAGTGTTACCGGTGATTACGTTTTTAATCCAGTTAAGGGTACTGAAAAATTCTCTGTAACTGAACCACTAGAAGTATTAGAAATTGGTACAGGATTTATGTTGGTCAACCGTACTGTTTTTGCAAAAATGGAAGCAGCATATCCACAGATTCGTTACAAACCAGACCATGTAGGTCAAGCACACTTTGATGGCACACGATACATTCACGCTTTCTTTGATACAGTAATTGACACCAAAGAATCTATCACAGGTGGTGGTTCTGACCGTTATCTTTCAGAAGATTATATGTTCTGTCAGATGTGGCGTAAACTTGGTGGTGTAATTCACCTGTGTCCTTGGATGAAAACAGACCACATTGGTACATATCACTTTAGAGGTGATATGCCTGCTGTTGCTAACTTTGTTGGTGAAATGTAATGATTGTCGGCTTACTTGGATTTATCGGTTCAGGTAAAGGCACCGCAGGAGACATACTAAAAGACATAGGTTTCACACCTTTGTCTTTTGCCAAAGGCGTAAAAGATGTTGCAGCTGAGATGTTTGGTTGGCCTCGCCACATGTTGGAAGGCGATACACAAGCATCAAGAGATTGGCGTGAACAACCTGATGAATTTTGGTCCAAAGAATTTGGTAAAATCTTCACACCACGATATGCTCTACAATTAATGGGTACAGAAGTTGGTCGTGATGTATTTCACAAAAACTTTTGGGTCATCAAGATGAAGCAATATGTTATGAGTAATCCGGAACAACATTATGTTATTACTGATGTTCGTTTTCAAAATGAAATTCAATTTGTACATGATATGAATGGTATTCTAATTGAAATACAACGTGATACTAAACCACATTGGTATAATATTGCAGGTAAAGCAAATACAGGTGACCTAAAAGCCTTGAGGTTTATGGAAGATAATAGTGGTGTTCATGCATCAGAATGGAGTTGGATTGGTGGTCCTATAGACCACATGATTGATAATCAAGGAACTTTGGATGATTTAAAGGCTAACTTGATTAAGTGCTTGACTAAATCTTATGGTTCAAGTATAATAAGTGAAATGAATGAAGGAGTATCGTAATGAAATTATCTAATGAAACACTCAATGTGTTAAAGAACTTTGCTGGAATTAATTCTGGCATTGAGTTCAAAACGGGCAATAAGATTGCCACCATCTCATCAACAAAGACTGTGCTTGCCAAAGCCACTTTGACAGATGACTTTCCACAAGATTTCTGTATCTATGATTTGAACCAGTTCTTATCAGTACATTCCTTGGGTAAAGATACTGAATTGGATTTTGATTCCAATAATGTAGTATTTAAATCTGGTCGTTCTAAGACTAAGTATCGTATGACAGCAAAATCTATGATTGTCTCGGCACCAGAAAAAGAGTTGACTTTACCATCTGTTGATGGTTCTTTTAAACTTAAAGATGAAGACCTAGCACAAGCATTGAAGAATGCTGCTGTACTTGGTTCTCCTAATATTGCTTTCGAATCTGATGGTTCTAAAATCTCTGTTACCTGCTTCAATGCTAAAGATGACTCAGCACACACAAATACAATCGAAATCGGTACAACCGATAGTGATAAAGTATATAAAGCCGTCTTTCTAGTTGAAAACTTTAAGATGATTCCTGGTACATATGATGTACAAGTTTCATCAAAAGGTTTGGCATCATTTGCCAATGAAAAAGGTGACTTGCAATATTGGATTGCAATTGAAGCCAAAGAATCTAAATTTGGAGAATAATATGTTTTATGTTACTGATGCTGTTACCAAGAATCGTGTTGCTATTAACCCAGCACATGTGGTTGCAGTATTTAAAATTCCTGAAGTTGACGGTCAAGGTAATAAAAGTGAAATGGCCGGTTATACCGGTATAAATCTTATAAATGGTAGTATTGTTTGTGAAGAAGATGATTACGCTGTTGTAGCAGAAGTTAATAATTCTAAGGCTTAATATGACTAAAGTAAATACACTATTTGGTTCCTATGATGATGAAGCATTGAAAAAACTCAAAGGTTATGTAGATGAGGTTGTACTTCATCT